TGCTGATGTCGGGGTTGGTCATACCCGTGCGGTAAATCAATTCATCCACATAAAGATTGTCCCCCGACTTGTAAACTGCCACAAGTGCGGTAGGGTCGTTGGTATATCCAAAGTCCATCCCGTGACATAAGAGCGTGGCATCGCTTGGTATCTCGGCCTGCCCGTATTGAAAGATGGTGGCTCTGCTCATACCCCGTTCTCCTAATCCGTAGATTCTCCAATAGTCGCTATCGGTATCCCTTAACCGTTCTATTTCATTTCGGATGCTGCTATCAAGGAACGGGTTATCAAGGTAGGTGGTCTGATGGAACTCGCAGTCGTCACGGGTTACCACCTTGTCATAAATCCAATGGAACGCATCCGAAGGGTTGTAGTCAAGGATTGCCCTGCCTTCGGTACGCAGGATGAGCTGCTGCCAATCCTCGTAGGTCAGCTCGTTGGCCTCGTTGATGTAGAGCAAGTCCCTCTTGCGGCCTCGTATCTTTTGCGGTTGGTCAAGGCTGATAAACTCCACAAGGTTGCCATTCAGATAATACTCGTGGCTTGACCTGTTGTGGTAGCTTTCACTGTACAGGTCGTGGTTGCGTAGTATCTCAAAGAAGTCACGCATCACCGAAGCACGAAGCGAAGGGAACGTCTTGCGGCAGATGGTGATGGTCTTGTTGGTCTCTCGTGTGCTATAATAGAAAATCACCCATAGCAGGATGTTGTAAGTCTTTCCGCTACGAGTACCGCCCTGCTCAACGACTATCTTTTTGTCGCTGCGCTTTAGGTGGTTATATACCTTATTGGTCTGAATCTTCGCCAAGCACCTCAATTTGGAATAGCTTGCCCGAAGATACGTCTACCTCTTGGCGTTCCACGTACCCACGCTTCTTGCCTTTGGTCTTTAGAAAGAAGATAGTAGCGGTGGAGTTGCCCTCTTTTATCTGCTTGTGCAGTTGGCTCTCTGCGAAGTCAATCGCTACGTCTGATAGTTCATCGACTGCTGCTTTGTATTCTTTATCCTCTTGCAGCCATCGGTAATGCGTTTGCCTTGCAATGTCAACACTCTTGCAAGCGGAGGTCACAACCCCTAACGATTTCTCCAACGCATCAAGCATTGCCTTTTTATGGATGTCACTACTTGTCATAAGGCTTGCCGTTTATTTTGATTTCAAGGGATGGGTCGAGCTTGTGCATTCGGTCTATTATGACTTGGCAATACTTGGGGTCAAGTTCCATACCATAGCACTTGCGGTTGAGTTGGTGTGCTGCTACCATCGTTGCTCCACTACCCAAAAAGAAGTCGCTTATCAGGTTGGCTTTAACTGCAAACTTATTGACTGCCCAAGAAATTAAATCAACAGGCTTTTGAGTTGGGTGTACACGATTGGTTTTTTCTGATGCCTTCGTGTATTGTCGGACCACACTCCGTGCGTTGGACCAAGCAAGCTCACAATCGGTTTGGTCGCTGCCGCCATTATTCTTATCCCAAACAATCCAACATTCGGAATCGGGCAAACAAGATGAGTAGTAGTTCGCACCCCACCAAATGTGCAAGGCATCGGGATACAATGAATAAATAAGATTAAACGAATCCTTTGCTGCGTTGGTATCGCTATCCCCTAAAATGTCTGAACCGTATCTTTCTTTTAATACACCCGACTTACTTACCGCATTCATTCCATAAGGTGGGTCTGTGAATACCATATCAGCCTTCTGCCCATCCATTAGCCTTGCTACTGCATCGCTATCGGTAGAGTCCCCACATAGCAGACGGTGGTTGCCTATCTCTATTAAGTCCCCTAAGACTACGTCTGTCTTTATTTCGGATGGTGCCTCGTAGTCATCCTCCTCTGCTTCAAGCACAGGGGTATTGTCAAAGGGCAGCTCAAGACCCCAATCTTCTAATGCCTCTACATCCCATTGGTTGGCAAGCAAGTCCCAATCCCATTCACCGAAGCCTACATTGTCTTTGATTATGAACTCAGCCTTCTGTGCATCGGTCAGTTGGTCAGCAACAATGATAGGAACCTCTTTAAGCCCTGCTGCAATACACGCCTTTAAGCGCATATTTCCCCCAAGCACTACCATATTGCCATCTACCACGATTGGGCGCAGCTCAAGCATCTGTGGGAACTCCTGTATAGACTTTACAAGCTTCTTGAACTTCTCATCCTTTATGATTCTTGGATTGGTTGGGTTTGGTATGATTGTACCGATTGTTGCTCTTTGCATAACTAAATAACTCTTTTTGATAGGTGGTGGTTGTGTGTTGCTTGAAGTCGTTCCTTCCATTCTTTAATATCCCCGTATGCAACGTGGCAGGCTCGGCATAGTGCCATCAGGTTTTCTATGGTATCAGCAATTTTGCTTCCGCCCATCCCACGAGATTCTATGTGGTGTATGTCCACCGCAGTAGCTCCACATACTTCGCAGGCTATCCACGAGTTTGTATCGTAGCCAAATGCCTTCAGATATACTTTGGTGTGGTTCTTCACCTTTGGTAAATCCAACAGTCATCAATGAACGTGGCGTGTGGCAGGAGTTCATCAACGGCTTGGATTACACCCTGCCAATGTTGGTGGTAGTCATCTCCTGCGATGAAGCCTCCCTTCTTTACTTTGGGCAGCCATAGCTTGATGTCCTCCTTTACCGCCTCATAGGTATGGGTGAGGTCTATGAATACCACGTCAAGGGATTCGTTCAGAAACATTTTGGCAGCTACTTTGGATGTTCCTTTGATTACATTGTAATTACGGGTTCCCATATTCTCCAAGAATAGCTCGTAGATGTCTACCTCCGTTGCGAGCTTGTGGGTGGTGGTGAGTTCGTTTGGTGAACCCTTCCAAGAATCAATGATTGTGATGTTTTGGTTTATTGCTTTGTCGCATAGGTAGGCTGATGACTTACCGAGCCAAGCACCCAGTTCTACGAAGGTGCCGTCTTCTGGCATATTGGCAAGGAGGTAGTCGTATGCTGCTTGGTGGTTGAACCACCCGTCTATGTCTTTTGAGCTTTTCATCGTAAGGCGTTATAATAGCAAAGGTACTGCTCTACGCAGATAAGTGTTCCTTGCTCAGATGCTGCTTGGGCAAAGGTGCCATCTGCCTCGTAGGTCATTTCAAAGCGTAGGTTGGGCAAGTCGTATGGCTTGAACATATAGCAGGCGGTATCTATGTTGCCGACTCTTGGTTGGTCGGTAGGGCGTAGCCTACCTATTTGTCCCCAAGTTACGATTGAGCAATCAAGGCTATGCAAGTTGGCCCACTCCTCAAGGAACTTTGGGTGCAGCACGTTATCATCATCCAAATAGTAAACCCAATCTTCTTTGGTAAAGGAGTCAGCATACAAATCAAGGAACTCATTGCGTAGGGGGTTGCCCATATCTCCCGTGCGTGTGGAGTAGTGTGTGACTGATGCGCTTGTTGCTCCCTTGTAGTTGGTAGAGGCATCCATCATCACCACCCACGTTGCGTACGCAGGGATATGTTGTTTTAGCCTAACGAGATTGTGAGGGCGTGAGCAGGGTGTTACTATGTAAAGCATCGTAGTTCGTTTATCTTATCCATCGTGAAGTCCTGCACATACTCGTATAACGATTCCGTTAGGTCAGCCACTTGGTTGGGGTTTTCTTTTAGCCTCTTGATTGCTCCTGCCCATTCGCTTGGGTGCTTGATGGCAATGCAATTATCCTTTGTGATATAGGGTGAATAGGGTTGAGTGTTGCTCACTATCAAGGCGCATTTGCTAAATCCTGCCTCAAGCATCTTTAGGTGGGACTTACACTTGGCAAACTCCGATGTCGTAAGCGGTACGAGGCTCACGTCAAAGAACTCGTAGAGTTTATGGTAGTGTGTTGGTGGCATCGTTGGCAGCCTATGGCTTGCCTTCATAATGTCTGGGTAACCATCTACCTCTGCCACATACCCTTGATAGCCTTCAAGGTTGATTGTGGACTCCCTTACGTCTAATGCGTGGTGGTTGCCTCCGATATACCCAAAACGTACTTCTTCGCTTGGCTCTCTCTCTACCTGCCACGTTGGTACGCTGATGGCGTTGGGGATGATTCGGATGTTGGTGTTATACTTCTTCACTTTAGAGGCAAGGTGCTTGTTTGTTACCCATACCTCATCCGCTGCTTTCATAGAGCGGATAATCTTCATCTTCATTTGGTCTGAATATACCCCAAGCAAAGGATGGGTTGGAGGCAGCACCCACCAGTCATCGTTATCAACGATTAGCTTGATGCCTTCCTTACGGCAGAGCTTTACAAAGTCATCAAACGGCTCAACGGGGAATATCCGTGAGGTAAAGATGTGAGTGACTTTAGGCCATATCTCAGGGTCAATGTCGGTTATCTTCTCAATAAAAAAGACATCTACATCCTTGTGGCATATCAAGGGTGCAAATGTCCTGTGGTGAGAGACTCCAGAGTTCTGCTTGTGGAAGGCAAGCACAAAGGGTCTAATCATACGCTCGCCTCTTGGTCTTTGAACCATT